CACGGCGGCTTCCGCGTCGTGTCCGTCCCGGCGCTGGCCCCTGACGAGGCGTATGCGTTCCACAGGAGCGCGTTCGTCATGTCGAGCCGCGCCCCGGTCGTGCCCGGCGGCGTCTCCTGGGGCGAGTCGCAGTCCGCGGGTGGGTTCGCCATCCGGGTCATCAAGGACTATGACCCCGACTACCTGCGTGTCCGCGTGATCGGCAACTCCTACGTCGGTTGCGATGTCGTCTATGACGACGGCAGCCTGAACGATGATGAACAGTTCGTTCCCGAGGACGGCTCCGGTTCCGGCAGCCCGATCCTCGTCCGTGCCGTCAAGCTGACGCTCGGTAGCTGAGTATCGCTAACGGTCAACATCGTCCGGTGCGGGGCTGCTTCGATGGCCCCGCGCCGGACCACGGGGTAAGTGCATGATTCAAGCCTCGCTCGCGTCCATCCCGGTGCGCATCGAGTCACTCAAGCGCACCGTCAGGAGCCTGCTGCCGCAGGTGGACAAGCTCGGCGTCTACCTGAACGGCTATACGGGCGTGCCCAAGTTCCTGCGCGGTGACCCGCGTATCGACGTGGCCCGCTCACAGACGCACGGCGACCGCGGGGACGCGGGCAAGTTCTTCTGGGCCGGGGCGCAGGACTACGACTACCACCTGACGTGCGACGACGACCTCGTGTACCCGCCTGACTTCGCGAAGCGCATGGTGGACGGGGTCGAACGTCATCGGCGGTTGGCGCTCATCGGCCTTCACGGCGCGATGCTCAGGCGGAATCCCGAGGACTACCATGGGTCGCGCTCCAAGGTATACCACTGCCTAGGAACCGTCGAAGGCGATCGTACCGTCCACGTCCTCGGGACCGGCGCGATGGCGTGGCACCGCTCGCTCGGCGTCCCGCAGGATATCTTCGAGTGCCCGAACATGGCAGACCTCTGGTTGGCCCGCTGGGCGAACGGGCGCGGCGTCCCGCGTATCGTCCTCTCGCACCGCAAGGGCTGGGTCCGCTCTACCAAGCAAGGTGACACCATTTGGAGTGCGTCCAGACGCAAGCAGGGGGGGCCGATGGACACCAGCGCGATGCAGGCCCGCATCGCCCGCGAGACGGCTTGGTGTGTGAGTCTCCCGCCGCGCGTTGATGCCGTCGTCTCGATTGTGACCTACAAGCGTGCTGACGCCCTGCGCCGCCTTCTGGGCGACGTAGAGCGCGAGCGCGAACGGTTCGGTGGCGATGTGAGTGTCCGTGTCTATGACGATTCCTCGCCCAACTATGGCGGGATCAGGAAGCTCTGTCGCGAGCGAGGTTACGTCTACACGGCCGCGCCGAAGCACTACGGCAAGGCGAAGCACTGGCGACTCATAGACCAGGAACTCTCTGACCTACGGGTCGTTCCCGCTGACTGGTACGTCTTCCTCTGTGACGATATCCGGCTCAGAGACCACTTCTTCGCTCGTGCTATCGCCGCGTGGGAGACGCTGGACCGGCCCGACGCGATGAACCTCGCATGTCACTCCGCGCGAACCGGCTCCTGCTGGACGCACGTAGAACCTCGCGAGATCGGCGCCGGTGTTGAAGTCGGCTGGATAGACGGTCTGTACATCTGCCGCCGCCCCATGCTGGAGGCACTCGACTTCGGTGTGCCGATGCCATCGCAGAAGTTCGCTGACGACTGGTTCGCCAAGCTGGGCAGCACCGGAGTTGGCGCCGTCATGTCGCGAACACTGGTCCGCAAGGGCGCCAGGCTCTACCGCGTTCAGCACTCACTCACCCAGCATCAGGGAGTCGCCTCAATCATGCACACGAAGCAACGAGAGGTGGAGCCGCTGACGCATATGTACCCGGCGGAGCCGTTCGCCACGTATGAGGTAGGAAAGGCCAGCATCGCCGCTGATCCGGCTGACCACGTCGGCAAGGTCATCGCCGGCGGCGAGTGGTACGAGGCCGACGTGCTGGATGCTGCGAAGGCGACCGGCGCGACTGGTCTGTACGTCGATGTCGGCGCTCACGTCGGCAATCATACCGCCTACTTCGCTACCGAGTGCGGTGCGTCTGTCCTGGCCATCGAGCCGAACGCAGCAAGCTATGCCCGCTTGGTTGCCACTGTAGAGGCGAGTGGCGTCAAGGATCGCGTGCGCTGCGTGCGCGCCGCCGTACACCCGACGTGGAAGACGGGGCGCGTCGTTCCGGGGCCAGCGGACAACTCCGGCATGACCCGCGTAACTGACGGTGGCTCTCGGGGCACGGTCCCCGTAGTCCGTCTCGATGATGCCATCGGCGACACACACGTCGGAGTCATCAAGGTCGATGTAGAGGGCAACGTTTCGGGAGTCATCGAGTCGGGGCGCAACGTCATCATGCGCGACCACCCGGTGATCATCGCCGAGGCCAGTGCGCAGGAGAAGGACGCCGCGACCAAGTTGCTCGCTGCGATGGGATACTGCGAGCCTATCGGACACTACGGCTGGACCCCAGTATGGTTCTGGGTCTCTGACACTTCCAATCACAAACGGCCACCTGTACCGGAGCGCACCGCATCGAAGACCGTGCCACGCCGGGGCGGTCCTCGCGTCTCGCTCGCCATGATGGCGCACCCGGCCCGTAAGGCGTCGGTAGAGCGCATCCTCGCCATTCTTGACCGGGAGTGCCCCGTCGTGTGGGACGAGAAGAACGACCGCTGGGACACCGGCAAGCGCGCGATGCTGGCCTACGATCCCGAGGCAACGCACCATGTCGTCATCCAAGACGACGTGCTGGTGTGCCGCGACCTTTGCGCGGGCCTCGAGCGGGCACTCGCCCACATCCCCCCAGACGCCCCGCTTTGCGGCTACGTGGGTCGTGTGCGTCCGCAGACGGAGGCCGTGCTGCGCGCGGTCGCCGCGGCGCGTAAGGCGCACGCCTCGTTCATCGTCATGCGATGCCTGAACTGGGGACCGCTCGTGGCCGTGCCGACTGGCGTCATTCCCGAAATGGTCGCTCACGGAGACACGCTGCGCAGGGTGCCGAACTATGACCGCCGTCTCTCGCGCTTCTTCGAACTGGAAGAGCGAAGGTCGGTCTGGTACACGTGGCCGTCGCTCGTTGACCATGCGGACGGCCCGAGCATGGTCAAGGGACGGTTCGCCACCGACCGCGAGCGCGAACCGCGTGCCCGCGTCGCCCATGAGTTCATCGGGGAGCAGGCTTCGGCTCTGGATATCGACTGGACGGGACAGATCATCGGTGTCGAGTACCAGTCTGAGAGTCCTTCACGCGGCGCGCGAAAGAGTGCTCCGCATTCACGCTACGCCGCCGAACAGCCGCACGCCTACACCGGCCCCGTCGTCGTCTTCCGCCACAAGAGGACAGGCCAGGAGCTTCGCCTGCCGACACACAGTCCCCGAATCCGCCGTATGCGCGGCGTCCCGCAGTGGGAGCGCATAGAGGGGTGAGCGTATGAGCTACGTCACGATCAGCCACTTCCAGGACCGCTACGAGAACAGCATCCCATACGGCGACAACACGCGCCTGCAAGCGATGCTTGATGACGCCTGCGCCATGGCCGCCGACATCACAGGCACCACCTACGATGACGGCGACACGGTGCCGGGCGCCATCGTCGCCACCGTCTGCGCCGCCGTGCGCCGCGCATACGACAACCCCGGCGGCTTGCAGGGCGAGACCATCGGCGACTACTCATGGCGCGCGGCCACATCCGGGAGCGGGTCCGGCGTCTACTTCACACGCGAGGAAGAGCGCATCATGCGGCGCTCGGTGGGCGGTTCTACTGCCGGTTCCGTGGAGCTTGAGGGGATGCTGCCGGCCACCACGAACGATGCGCAGTACATCGGCGTGAACGGCGGCGGCGAGTCCGTCCTGTACTTCGCGGTTGAGGACTTGCCGTGAGGCCGACGCCACAACTGGCGACCCGCGCTCGAGTCGCGTTCTCCGGGGCGATGACCGACACCTGCCGCATCCTGACCTATGTGTCGGACGCGATAGACGAGGTCGGGCAGCCCATGCCGACGTATGCGACCGGAGCCGAGATCGCCTGTGCCTTCCGCCCCGGCGCGTCTGCCGAGTCCGAGGCCGCCACGGCGACGAAGCACGCGGCAACGGCTGAGTTGTGGCTGCCGCTGGACACCGCCGTCACGCGCCACGACCGCGTGCTGATCACCCGCCTCTGGGGCGAGACGCTGTCGAGCGCGCTGGCCTATAGCGTCGTCGGTGACCCGCGCCGTGAAGTCGGCCGCCTCATCTGCCAGTTGCGCGAGGTGTCCCTGTGAAGGTCACCGTGACAGGCACAGACAAGGCGCTCGCCAACCTGCGGCGGCTTGAGAAGGAGATGCCCGGCAGCGCGACCCGCGCGTGCATCGAGGGTGCCGAGGTCATCGCGGACATGGCCCGCGCCTTCGTCCCCATGGGGTCCGGCAACCTCGCTATCTCCATCGCCGTGCAACCGACGCGGCGAGGCGCATGGGTCCGCGCCGACGCTACCAAGGACGATGACGCCGAGTACGCCGGTCACGTCGAGTACGGCACGTCGAAGATGCGCAAACAGCCGTATCTTCGCCCGGCAGTGGACATGGGCCGCAGCAAGGTCATGCGCGCCGTCGACCGTCACATCAAGTCGGAGATTGAGAAGCGATGAGTACGCCTTCCCTCGTCCTTGACGCCGTCGCCACGGTGGAGGCTGCCGTCTACTCGCAGCATCTTCCGCCGGGCGCAACCCTGCCATGTCTCGTCATCTCAGAGGTCGCCTATGCAGAAGGTCCGTTCTCACGCGATGGTCTGTCCGGCTGGGACCGCCCCCGCTGGCAGTTCGACTGTTGGGCTGAGACGTATCAGGCCGCGCGCACGCTCGCGACTGAGGTGCAGGCCGCGCTGCGCTCCAGTGACCTGGGCGCGCGGATCGTGGGTCGCGTTGACCTCCCCGAACCAGAGATGAACCTGTTCCGCGTGGTCGTGGACGCGACCCTGTGGACCCCCATGGAAATCCCGGAATCGCCAGAAAGCTAAGGAGCAGAGATGAGTGACGCAGTACGCAGCCATCCATTCAGTGTCTACATCGAACTCACGACCGGGGTGTACACGCGCATCCCCGAGGTCATCGGAGACATCACCGTCCCCGAGGCCGACCGCAAAGAAATCGACGTGACTAGCCACGACTCTGACGCCGAAGAGTTCCTGCTAGGCCTCAAGACCTACGGCGAGTGCCAGTTCGACTTCAACGTGGTCCCCGGCGATGTCACGCAGGAGGCCGTCATCGCGGCCGGCGAGGCGAACGACACCGAGTACGACTTCAAGGTCACCGACGATGACGACGCCCCGACGCTGGAACTGGGTTTCACGGCGCGGATCAAGCCGGTCGCCTTCAAGTTCCCGGACGATGAGCAGGTGGTGGGCACGGTCAAGCTGCGCTCCACCGGCGACGTGACGCTCACCGACCTCGGGAGTTGACCGGGGCCATGTCCGACTACCTTACCAAAGACGCGATCCTCGCCGCCGACGACGCCACATACGAGGACGTGGACGTTCCCGAGTGGGGCGGCGTGGTCCGTGTCAAGTCCCTGAACGGCGCGCAGCGGGACGCTTTCGAGGCGTCCATACAGAAGCTCGGCAAGGACGGCTCACGCGAGTTCGACCAGCACGACTTCCGGGCCAAGTTCGTCTCCCGCGTCTGCGTCGATCACAACGGCGACCGCATCTTCACGAACATGGACGTGAAGGCGCTGTCCGAGAAATCGGCGGCTGCCCTGCAACGGGTGTTCGACGTGGGCGCCCGCCTGTCCGGCCTGACCCAAGGCGACATCGAGACGCTGGAGGGAAACTCAGACGGCCCGAGCGACGCTTCTACTTCCGTCTAGCTCGGGCCTTGGGTTGCACCGTCAGAGAACTACTCAACCGCATCGACAGTCGCGAGTTGAGCGAGTGGATGCTCTACGAGCAAATGGAGCCGTTCGGCGACACGCTCACGGACATGCACGCCTCGCAACTCGCATACCTGCTTGCGGAGACGAACCGGGACACGAAGAAGCGCAAGGATCCGTTCAAGCCGGACGACTTTTCGCTTCGGTTCCGGGAGCCGAAGACGCAGCAGCAGGACGCGCGTTCGTCCCTGCTCAAGCTCGCGTCCGCGCTCGGCGCGAAGGTGGTGAGAAGTGGCGACCATAGGTGACATCGCGGTCAAGGTGACCGCCGACACAAAGCAAGCCGTGGACGGTATGCGCAGGTTCGCGTCCGAGACCGAACAGGCCATGGACAAGGTCGATTCGCAGACCTCGCGCGTGTCCGCCATGGGGCAGAAGATGTCCGGCATGGGCCGGACCATGACCATGGGCCTCACCCTGCCCATCGTCGCCGGTCTCGGGGCCGTCGCCGCAGCCGCCGCGGGCGAAGAAAAAGAGATGGCGATCCTGGAGCAGACGCTTCGGAACAACACCGGGGCGACGCGCGAACAGGCAGCGGCCGTTGAGGACTGGATAACCAAGACGCAGAACGCCACCGCGATTGCGGATGGCGAACTGCGCCCGGCCTTGGGCGCACTCGTGGCCGTGACCAAGGACACGGGCAAGGCTCAGGAGCTGCTCGGCACGGCGATGGACCTCGCCACGGCCAAGGGTACGTCAGTCTCGTCCATGGCCGAAGCCATCGCCAAGGCATACAACGGGAACATCGGCATCCTGTCCCGTTACGGCATCGCCACCAAGGACGCGGCCGGCAACGCGCTCACGTTCGACCAGATCATGCAGAACGCCGCCGAGACGTTCGGGGGCACGACCGCCGCCGCCGCCGACACCGCAGCCGGGAAGATGGCGAAGCTGAAGAACAGTTTCGCTGACCTCACGGAGTCGCTCGGCGATGTCCTGCTCCCGGTCGTGGGCGCGGTGACGGACATGCTGGACGGACTCATGGGCATCCTGAACGCACTTCCGGGTCCGCTCAAGGGCGTGGCTATCGGCGGGCTGGCAGTTGTCGCCGCCATCGGTCCCCTGCTCTGGATGGCAGGCGGTATCGCGAACGGTATCGGGGCCATCAACGGCGCCATGACCCTCTTCGGAGGCGCGGCGAAACTGGCCGCGGCCGGCCAATGGTTGCTGAACACGGCGCTGCTCGCGTCCCCGATAACGTGGATCGTGCTCGGTGTCATGGCAATCATCGCCGTCTTCGTCCTGCTCTGGACCAAATGCGAGTGGTTCCGCAACTTCTGGAAGGGACTGTGGGGCGGAATCAAAGACGCCTTCTGGGCCGTCGTCAACTTCATCCGCGAGCACTGGAAGAAGATGGTCGCCGGTCTCGCGGGTCCGTTCGCTCCCGTGGTCGCCTTCATCCTCGGACACCTTGACGACATCAAACGTGCCGCAGGCGAGGTGGCAGGCTTCCTCGGTGACGTGTTCTGGGGCGCCGCCCGTGCCATCAAGTCCGCGTTCACATGGCTTGAGGATCAGGTGGCCGCCATCTGGAACAAGATGAAGTACGTACCCGTTCTCGGTCAGGTGCTCGACATCGCGGAGAACACGGCAGGCGGACTCTGGAACCTCGTGACGGGCGACTCCGCAGGCATGGCCGGGAACGCGAACGCCATCGTCGGCAACCTGCCGGGCTTCGCCGGAGGCGGCATCGCGAGCGGGCCTCGTTCCGGGTATCCGGTCATGTTGCACGGAACTGAGGTTGTCACGCCCATCGAGAGCGCAGGCGGCGTGACCGTCATGGTCACCGGCAACACCTTCGTCGGCAACTCCAAGGACGCGGCCGTCGCCATCACCGACCTCGTGACCGGCGAACTGGGCAAGCGCGTGAACCGTGGCACGCGCGGGAGGTACGCCAATGGCTGAGTACCTTACCTGCAACATCGGTTCACTCAGCGGCCTCACCGTCATGCCTGACCCGGATTGGGGCACGGTCACGCGCGAGGCCGAAGAGTCAGAGAACATCTATGCCGACATCGCGACGCAGCTGCGCGTCTCCACGTCCAAGCTCCGGCATCTCAAGTTTCGCGTGAAGCTGGAGGGGACGGATAAGGACGACCTCATCTCGCAGGAGAACGCGCTGCGCATGGAGGTGTCCAAGGTCACGAACACGCTCACGCTCATGCCGCGTGACGCGACCAACTCGGTCACCTTCAACCTGCTGTCGTCACCCTGTCCCATCGCAGCGTTCGACTACCCGTATGACCACCTGAACGTCGCCATCGTCAGTCTCGAACTCGTGGCCGAACCGTGGGCCTTGGGATCGCAGGCGACGCTCTATGACGCATCGGCGCAGACCTCGCCCGCGCTCGTGGACATCGGCACGCTCACCGGCCAGGGCGACCCACCGCTGACCCTCACCGTGACCCGCGCATGGGGCACGGCCTCGGATGGCGTCGGCATCCAGATGGCCGTCTGTGCCTTGTGCAACGGCGACGCCATCGGCGACTACTTCTTCGAGTGCGAGACCGGCGACATGAGCGGTGCTTGGGACTCCGACGACACGGTGCTGAACCCGTCCGCGGGCGCGGCGGCGAAGTTGCCTTCGGCCACGTCCACAAGCTGGACGGCGCTCACCGGGTTCGCCGATCCCGCGACCCTGCCGCAGGGCCGGTACCGTGTCCTCGTCCGTGCCAAGACCTCGTCAGAGGACGGCGACAACTATGTGGGGATGCGGAAGATCACGGAATCGGCGCGCGACCCGAAGACGATCCGCGAGCTTGATACGTTCTGGCAGTGGCACGACTTGGGCGACTGGGTGAACTACGGCGGGAACACCTTCCGCCTGTACGGCAAGAGTGAGTCGTCTTCCCTGTGGGCCGACTGCGTCCTCTTCGTCCCCGTGGACTGGGGATACGTCTGGTACACCGACGACGCCGAGAACACCGACAGCGTGACCTTCGGGTGGCTGCCGTATGAGATGGCCTACGAGACGACCACGGCCGTCATCGGTTCCGCCGCCGCGCGTGTGCAGGGGCATGGCCTGAAGGC